GTCTGGAAAAAGTAATATTTTCTGAAATTATATCTGATCCCAAAAAGGTTGAGAGGTATAGGAGGAATGGAAAGGAATTAGAGAGGGCAATAAAACAGAAATCGGAAAGCATGGTGGATCATCAGGTCATAGCGGATGCTGTCACAAAGCAATATCTTAAAATGGTCTGTAATTGTATATATAAAAAAGTAGATGAAAAAGATGATGATAAGAAGGAAGAGGCATATAGGTCATTTCACATTTTATCAGAATATCTGGAAAGCAGGGGAGTGACGGGAATCATTTACCCATGTACCCGTACAAATAAGGTCATTGGAAAAAACGTGGTACTATTCAATATTCACGATGCAACTCCGATTGATGGAAGCATTCGGGAAATAATTTATTAAGGAACAAAAAACATAAGGTCAATACATAGCATCGGTTAGAAATAATCGGTGCTTTCTTTATGCTCGGAGAAATCCGGGCTTTTTTTATGCCTGATTGGTGAAGGAAGGTTAGGGGAGTGGCATCAAGGATACAGGGCATTACGGTGGAGATTGGCGGCGATACCACGAAACTCACCACCGCCTTAAAATCGGTCAACACCGACATCCGCACCACGCAGTCACAGCTACGGGATGTAAATAACCTTCTGAAACTGGACCCCGGCAACACAGAGCTGCTGGCACAGAAACACCGGCTCCTTGCGGATGCGGTGCGGGAGACGAAGGAAAAGCTGGAAACCCTGAAAGCCGCTGCGGAACAGGCAAACGAGGCGCTGGCAAAAGGGGAGATCACCCAGGAGCAGTACGATGGTTTGCAGCGGGAAATCATCGAGACCGAGGAAAGGCTGAAAAGCCTCGAAGAGCAGGCCAACCAGTCGGCGGTGGCGGTGCAGAAGATTGCCGCCGTGGGCGAGGACTTAAAGAACTTAGGGGATAAGATTTCCGGGGTGGGAACCACCCTCACCAAAAGCGTGACCACGCCCATCGTGGGGCTTGGCACGGTGGCGGTAAAGACTGCTGCTGATTTCGATACCGCCATGAGCCAGGTCGGGGCAGTTTCCGGGGCAACGGGGAAAGACCTTGATGCCCTCCGGGATAAGGCAAGGGAGATGGGGAGCAAGACCAAGTTCTCCGCATCGGAGGCAGCCGAGGCCATGAACTACATGGCAATGGCAGGCTGGAAGACTTCTGATATGCTTTCCGGCATTGAGGGCATCATGAACCTTGCCGCCGCTTCCGGGGAGGACTTGGCAACTACCTCCGATATCGTGACGGATGCCCTGACGGCCTTTGGTCTCACCGCCGCCGATTCCGGGCATTTTGCGGATATACTGGCGGCGGCAAGCAGCAATGCCAACACCAACGTCTCCATGATGGGAGAGACCTTCAAATACTGTGCGCCCATTGCCGGGGCTTTGGGATTCTCAGCGGAGGATACCGCAGAGGCAATCGGGCTGATGGGCAATGCGGGCATCAAGTCCACGCAGGCCGGTACCGCCCTCCGCACCATCATGAGCAACCTTTCCGGGGAAGTGAAGATTTGTGGTTCGAGCATCGGGGAGGTCACAATCGCCACCACCAATGCGGACGGGAGCATGAGGGATTTGAGTGCCATCCTCGCAGACTGCCGGACGGCTTTCGGAGGTTTGTCAGAGTCTGAAAAGGCAGCGGCGGCAGAGGCGCTTGTGGGGAAGAATGCCATGTCCGGCTTCCTTGCGCTGATGAATGCTGCCCCTGCGGACATCGAGAAGGTGAGCAGCGCCATAGCGAACTGTGACGGGAAGTCTGCGGAGATGGCGGCCACCATGCAGGATAACCTTGCCGGACAGCTTACCATCCTGAAAAGTCAGCTTGAAGAACTGGCCATTTCTTTCGGTGAAATCCTCATGCCCGCCATCCGCCAGATCGTCACATGGGTGCAGGGATTCGTTGACAAGCTCAACGGCATGGATGAAGGCACCAAGAACACCATCGTCACCATCGGCCTGCTTGCGGCGGCAATCGGCCCCGTGCTTATCGTCATAGGAAAAGTTGTGTCGGCTGTGGGCAGCATTATGACCTTCATCCCCACGCTGATCGGCGGCATTTCCAGTATCGGCGGAGGGCTTAGTGCCTTATGGGGCATCCTTGCGGCGAACCCGGTCACGCTGGTCATTGCGGCAATCGCGGCTCTGATTGCCATTTTCGTGGCGCTGTGGAATAACTGCGAGGGCTTCCGGGAGTTCTGGATCAACTTATGGAACGTGATCAAAGAAGCGGCTGTTGCGGTATGGAATGGATTAAAAGATTTCTTCTCCAACATCTGGAACGCCATCACCGGGGCGGCGCAGTCCATCTGGAACGGATTGAAAGACTTTTTCAGCGGGCTGTGGGAAGGTATAAAAAATATCTTCCAGACCGTCCTTGATGTGATAAAGACGCTGATTGTGGCGCGGTTCGAGTTCTATAAGCTGATTATCACAACCGTGCTGAATGTGATACAGACAGTGGTCTCCACGGTATGGAATGCGATTAAATCCGTGATTGAAACCGTCACGAATGCCATCGGCTCTTTCCTGTCCTCCGCATGGGAAGCGATAAGGAATACCGTCACCACGGTAATGGAGGCAATCAGAAACGTCATTACCACGGTATGGGAAGCCATCAAATCAGCGGTGACGGCGGTGCTTTCCGCCATTAAGGATGTGGTGGTCTCTGCGTGGGAGGCGATCAAGAACGCCATTTCCACAGCAATGGAGGCAATACGCTCTGCGGTCATTGCCGCATGGGAAGCCATAAAGAGTGCGGTTTCCTCTGCGATTGAAGCGATAAAAAATGTGGCTGTGGCGGCATGGGAGGCCATCAAGTCAGCGGTCATTTCCATTATGGAGGCGATTAAATCCGCCATCACCGCAGCATGGGAAGCAATCAAATCCGCAGTAAGTTCCGTGGTCAATGCGATAAAGGAAGTCATCACTTCCGTCTGGAATGCCATTAAATCCACGGTCACCAGTATCGTGGGCGGTCTGAAGGATGCGGTGGTAAATGTATTTAACAGCCTGCTTTCCGGCATTAAGAACGCCATGAGCGGAATTGCGGGTGCGGTCAAGAGCGGATTCGATGCAGCTATTAATTTTATCAAGAGCCTGCCCTCACAGGCATTGCAGTGGGGCAAAGATATCATCGGCGGCTTAATTGATGGCATCAAGTCGAAGATCAGCGGACTTGTGGACAGCGTGAAGGACATCGCGGGAACCATTGCGTCCTTCCTGCATTTCTCCGAGCCGGACGAGGGGCCGCTTTCCAACTTCCACACCTTTATGCCGGATATGATTGATTTACTCGGAAAAGGCATCCGTGGGAATTTAGGGAAGCTGACCGGCCCCATGAAGGAACTGGCCGGAATGCTTATCCCCACAACAGGGGCAATGGAGAGCATTTCATCCGCCGGGAATGGCGGGAACGGAAATGCTTCACTGGCGGCAAGGCTGGATGCCATGTATGAGGTGGTGACAAAGTATCTGCCGCGATTGGCAAACAGCCAGGTAATATTGGATTCCGGGGTGCTGGTCGGGGAACTGTCAGACGGGCTGAACCGGGAGCTGGGAAAGGCGTATTCATGATAAGGAAATTCAGGCTTATAAACGGGGAGGGGATGTCATGGGATTTGAACGCCCGGACTTCCTTTTTCCATTCCATTGGCGGCTTCGGCTATAAGGACGGGACGCAGTATGAACAGATCGGCACGGACTTCATCCCTCTGGAGGAATTATTCTCACAGGGAGTGATGACCGGGCGGATATTTTTCGGAGGGATAAACGCATACCAGAACTACCGGGCATTTTCAAGATTCGTCCGGGCGGTGCCGCTGACCCTTGTGTATGAGATGGAGGAGGCGTTCCGCGTCCCGGTGCGGATGACGGAAATCGCAAAGAGTGAGTTAATCACTGGCGGGGCGGGGCTGGATTGTGAAGTTGCATTTACGGCAACCGGGCTGTTTTATAAGAATGTTTCCGGCTACAGCGGGACGCTCTCCATCGGCGGGAAAATCTACCCTTACGAATACACTTATGCCTATGCGGATGTGACGCAGAACACGCTGATGATCGACAGCGACAGCCACGGGGACAGCCCATGCAAAGTGACGGTGTACGGCCCCTGCACGAACCCGGTATGGAAGCACTATGTGAATAATGTCCTATATGAAACGGGAAGGTACGGGGGCAGCATCCCGGACGGGCATAAGCTGGTCATCGACACCACGCAGATTCCCTACAGCATTACGGAGCGGGGCGTCAGTGACGAGGTGGTGGCTGACCGTTACCAGATGTGCGATTTTACCACGGAGCGGTTCTTCCACCTGCAGTACGGCAGCAACCGTATCTCCGTGGTGCATGAGGGGCTGAACATCTTAAACGTGATGGTGGAAGGGAGGATCAGCTATGAGACCGTATAACGTGGAGATATTCACGCAGGATTTTGAGATGGTGGGGAACACCAATGTAAATGAGGTTACCTACAAGGAAGATTACCTGTCCTCAGACGGCAATACCGTGACAGTGCTTGCCCTGCCCGGTGTGAAAAAGCAGGACTATATCCGCATCAGCCGTGGGGATGAGGAGTATGCCGGAATCGTGACAGAGATCGGGTATGGCACGGATAAATCCAAAAAGCTGCAGACTATTTCCTATAAGCCGCTGATGGAACTGCTGAATACGGATGTGCTTTTCGATGTAGACCTGCAGGGGCGGGGCAGCATGGAGCAGTTCATCTGTGACAGGATAAAAGAAATGTTCATCACCAATGAGGATGGGATGCAGAATATCAAAGGTCTTTCGGTCAGTGCAGCCACAGCCACAAAGGACTGGAGCCTGCACATCACGCCCTCCGATAAGGGCGGGCATTACAACATCGTAAACCTCATAGATTCCGTGATTATCCCGGCAATGGAAAAATACAGCATCCTTGTAAAGACAAAGCTGGATATCCAGAACCGGGAAGTGCAGATCACCGTGGGGAAAGCGGCAGCCGGAGTGATTACGATTGAAAGCGACCTTCCCAACATCATCAAAAAGAGCGTCACCATCAGACAGGTCAGCGCGGATGTGAATAAGCTGATTATTTATGATGCGGAAAACTATGCCAACACCCGGATTTATTATCTGCATCCCGATCTTGGCTACGATACGAAGGACCGTGACCGCATTGTCCCGGTGGTCTGTGAGATGCAGGCTGTTTCCCATGAGGAGGGGAGCAGCTTTGAGAGCGCGGCAATCAGCGCCGCCCATAACAAGTTCGCAAATTTATCCTATTCCAATCTGATAGAGCTTACCATGATGAACGGTGACGCGCTGGTAAAGCCGGAGGAACTGGAATTCGGGCAGGTGGCGGACATCATATCGGATGGGGAGAGTTACCGCAGCATCCTCACGGGCAGGGAGCGTGGCAAAAATACAAAGCTGGTGTTCGGCACGGTGCGGCTGGACTTGACGAAGATTTTAAGGAGGCAGGAGAATGGCTGACAATATTACACTGAAAACTTATAAGGGCGGGAACGTTACCCCGCAGGATGACGCCATCATTTATGAAACTGCAATCCCCGGCAGCGGCATCTTCAAGGGCTGCGAAGTGACGTATGCCAGAGGGAATGTGCTGCACATCTCGCAGGGCTTTGGCATGATTCGTGGCCGGTTCTTTGAGGTGTATGAAACGGAGATTGACGTGCGCCTTGCGGATGTGGGGGAGACACTGCAGGGGCGGGGGTATATCCATTTGGATTTATCCAATGCGGATGAACCCATCAAGATACTGGCGCAGGCGGCAGCGGAGCTTCCGCCGCTGGATGCGGATGTGAACATCAATTACAACAATTCTTCCTACGATCTGGAACTTGCCATCTTCACCGTATCTTCCGCAGGATTGGACGGGCTGACAAAAGTATTCCCCACGCTGAAAGCCGGGAGCGGAGGCGGTGGCGGCGGAGGGGAAACGCTCACCCGTGCCACTTCCTATTCCGTAGGGGATGCGGTGACCGCAGTGGGCGCTCCGGGGTGGGCAACGCTGGTCTGCACACAGGCAGGCACCACGGCGGCATCGGAGCCTTCCGGGTATTCGAGGATCACCAAAGTGGGAGACAGGGTTTTAGATGGAACTGCGATATTTACTGCGAGAAATATCATCGGGGAGCTGGACGGTGTTATTTCTTCCAATGCATCCCTTGGGGAATCTGTGCAGACTCTGGACGAAAAGGTGGCGGAGATGATGAGCAGCACCGGCCTTGTGATGAAACTGGTGAGCCTTGACGAATACCGGGCAATGGAAAGCTACAGCGCCACTACAATCTATCTCTGCTATGAAGATGAAACCACTAAAAGGGTGACGCGGATTTTCGTGGGAGAGGACAGGGTGTATGCGGCGGGTGTAAAGGTGACGTATCAGATCGACACGGGATATTCAT